TTGTCCCATTCTAACACATCTCCTTCTTCAATATGAATATTTCGATCTTTAAGATCATCACGTAAAAAATTAAATTCACCGGTTCTAGAAGAATCATATCCATTATCATCACCTACATACGACTTTTCCTCTTTAAGTGCTAAACAATTAATACGCATTGGACTATAATATATTTTTTTATCAGATTCATCATACATATTAGCTTTAGTGTCATCTAATGAAAGTTTGTAGAATGCTATTTCTGTATCAATAAGGTTGTTTATAACTTCTCTATTGATATGTCGAATTAAACTCGCATCCCTTGCTGATCCAAATAGTGCCATAATTACCCTATATATATTTTAAGTGGAATTTTATTAATTTGCTGTTGCAAAGAATCTGCTTCAGCCTGTTTTCTTTCCAATTGTGATTGCCTTGACATAGTATCAAGTATTTCCTTAAGTTCTGTTATAAGACCCTCTTTTTCGGTTTGTCCGGCTGATACTAGGTCACTTCCATTTAATGTTACTTCTGCGCCTGGTATTGGTACTGCAGAATACTTACCTCTAACATACCCTAACATTTCTTTTGTTAATGCTAATGTATATCTTCTAATCCATTGTTTCCCTACTGCATTTATTCTATGGTATGTTATATTCTCATATGGTATATTTGAAAAATCAGATACAGTTCCAATTTCTCCTTTTAAAGGATTACTTCTATCTGCCTTTAAAATGTACTCAAAATATACTCTTGTAAAGTTACTTCCATTAGGGATTGGAAAGAATTTAATTCTATTATTTACTAATTCGAATGTATATGCTGATTTTCTTATTTGATCGTTAAACTCAATTGCTTGCATTCTTAATAAATCTGCATTCATTGGCATCATCATAAAAGATACTCCAGGTGAATAGTTGCCCCATCCGAAGCCTTCTAACATATTTTGAGACCCCAATCCTGTACCAACAAATGGGTCAAAATATTTTACAATTGCCGGAGGCGCTTCATGAAATATACGTTTTATTTCAATATCATCTTCGCCTGGAGTTCCTTCTTCATATGCTGCAACTGAGTTGTCAGCTAAATCATATACTTGTACATTTTTTGTTAATGAAATAGATCCTGTATAATATGTTACATTACCACCTACTCCTGCCTCAACTCCATATTCATCTGCCAATGCAATCAATCCTCCCATATTAGGAGAAACCTTTTTACCGGATAAATTAGAACCAGTTGCTGACCCATATAAACTTAACATGTTATCACGTATGTTAAATGTATTTACTTGTGCGCCATATTCGGATACAGCCTCTTCAAAACAAGCATAGAAATTTACATCTTGAAGTTCAATATCAGTTAATGGATATCCTAATCGTTTAGCACACCAATCAGATGTTTTATCTGCAGATGATGTAAAATCGTTATCACTATCATATAATGCAAATGGTGTTTTATCACTACCTGAAAAAGATGATGACCCCGGCCATATCGGAATGTTTTTTGCCATATTAGTTCCCTTTTATATAAATATTGAAATTGACAGGATTTCTTAGAAATTATTATAAAGTAATCAGTCCTGATGTTAATTGAATCATTCCGGAGTTAATATTAACTACACCGCTAGATGGAGTATCGTCATAATAAATCTTAATATATACATAATTACCTCCCAATGCTATTAGGACATTTACTTCTATTGGGTTATCTAAATGTAATTTAAAATCTTCATTTGTAATATCACTATAAATCCAAGTCGTTCCCCATTTCTCTGTCGGACCTCCTATAGATAATGTAGTTCCGGGTTGGTACGGATTTTCCGGTATAAATGAGGTTGTTGTTATTGTCGACGAATATGAACTATCAGTAATATTATATAATTCTGCATCAAATCTGCCAAATCCAGCCCCTTCTCCAGGTTGGATATAACCACCTCCGGAAATTAATACCTCAATTCCTAATAATGGAGTAGAGGGTGCTAATGAGGTGCCTTCAATTCCGCTAAATTCCATGTCAGCAAAAGCAGCATTCTTTCCATTATCTAGATAAAATACAGATGAATTATCGACTAATGCATTCGAACCCTGAAATCCTCCGGTGACACTTGAAAATATGTTTGTTATATTTGCCATATTATCTTTGTTATGTTAATCAGGTTGTAATGTGTAACGAAATATATTTCTACCTATAGTAAGTGTAATAGTCATATTTCCATTTCTATCTGGGGCTCCAAATACTAATTCTCCTTTAGTTGAATTTATAATTGTAGCACTTTTACCAATAGCTGCTGCTTGGGCGGTTGATATAGTTGTTGTGTTACCTGCCTTAGCTTCTGAAGACCTTGAACCTACAACCAATACTGTTTTTGCATCATTTACAGTTGCTCGAGTTGAAAAAGATCCTGAATCTGAACTCAGTATAACAACAAACGTTACAACAGACCAACAGGCACTTGGGAAATCTG